CCTTGTAATTTAGCTTTAAATTTATATTTACCAGTCAAAAAGTGGAATTGATAATCTAAAAAACTTTCAAACTCTCTATAAACTACATTTGCAAAAGATACATCATTTGCAGTGCTTACTTTCATAGTTGCTGCGTTCGGTTTTTCACTGTTGAACAAAGCTTGATCCGAGCCTGAAGATTTATAGAAATTCCTAAGTGCTTCACCGACTATATCAGTTTTATTCTGAGTGTTCTGGGAAAAGTCAAACTGTTTAACTTGATCGAAAGGAACAGTACCAAACTTGATTCCACTAGGAAGCATATCGTTTATTAATTTGTTAAATTGTCCTGCCATTTCTGCTGATATTGAAAGATCATCGGTTAATTGACTATCTTTGCTCTTGTTAGTAGGGATAGTGCCAATTAGTAATTTAAACATATCTAGAGCTGTTTTTTCAGCTTGAAGATTCTTGAAATTATCTATCTCGTTTGCATCAACAAACATACCTAGTAATGGAGGTACAAGACCAGCAAATATAGAATGAAATTTAAAAACCCAACTATTTTTAGGATTTATTTGTTGCCAATAACACCATCTACCATTGCGGTTCTCAGCTCTAATATTTGGCATATATGATTTTTCTTGTATTAATTTCCTGTAATCTTCATAATAACTTTTAAATTCTGGAGCAAATGCGTTGATATCTACTCCTTGCTGGTGAAAATAATTTAAATCGAATGAATAGCACCACCCATATTCGAATTTAGAATCAATCAAACAGTAGTCTACAGGCATTTCTTGAAAAGTAATCCTGTCACCATCTGATCTTAAATACATAAATTTAGCATCTTCTAATAACATTCCAGTATTAATATTTGTAAATTCTTTCTTGAAATTGAAGTTGCCAAGGAATGTCCAAATCTTTTCATAGTCTTCTTTAAACGCTTTAGATTTCATTTCCTTCTCAGAAGCATTTATAGGATAAACTGAAAGATCGTAGGTTAACATATCTGCATAATAGTGTACTAGCCGTTTAAAAGGCATCTGAACATTATATAAATATTGACAAAATCTTCTTAATTTCTGCTCATTGTCTTTTGGATTATGTACCATTTTAATTAATTCTGCTCGATGTTGGGATGCAGGAAGCATGTTGATATTTTTCAAGACCTGATTCATGATTAAAGGATTAAAAACAGGGTTATATAAGCTACTCATTGCGTTAGTGTAATCTCTTACGTATTCTGCCATTTCTCACCAACTTTCTTTAGAAATTTATATATTTAAAATATTCTTCGTAATTATTTTTTTTAGGAGTCCTAAAACAATTAGACCTGTTAGCATTTTCCATTTCTGATACTTCTGACAGTCCATACAATAAAGAAGTAACTCTATCTCTCTTTTTGGTCTTAACTATCCTTGTAAAAATTACGACTCCACTATCTGTAAAAGCTTGTTTAATATTAGAAGCTTCTTGAATTAACATATCTGCTTCTACATATTGTGAAAATTCTTCAACTGTAAAAGCTCCATCTTTATAAAAACTATCCATTTCATTGCTGCCTTTTAATAGCCTTAACGATCTATCTTCAAAGCATGCCTTTAAATACGAATAATATTGAGTGTTAAAAGTATTAGTGGCTGAAATAGCCTTTATTAATGGAACTGCGTTATCTAAAGTTGCCCCTTCTTCATCGCCTATAATGACCAATGGAGGGAACTCTAAGACACTATTATCTGAAGAACGGTATTCCCATGGTTCATAAAACATAGAAGGTAATCCAGCACCAGAACCCAAAACATCTATTACTAAACGCTTTGTATTTGGAAATTTAATATGGATTAATTCTCTTAAGAAATCCCTCTGTTTATGTAATGGGACACCATGCATTGTTTTTGTATAAACTAATTCTTTATAATAAAGCCCACCTGGTCGTTGTTTTAACTTGATCACGTGGGTAACTGCGTTATCTGATTTAGTAGCTCCTGATACGGCTACGTCATGAGTAATAATATATTCCGCTAATGTTTTGCTTGGTTGTTTTAATTCACATCTTTCTAATATTCTTGTAACCTCTGTAAGTTCAAAAGGAAAATAAGATTCAGAAGAAGAACCGACAAACATTCCTTCGTATTCATATTGAAACTTATCAATAGTCATAGATGGCTTATCACGTTCTTGTAAAATATCATCTTCTTCAAATATCCCAGAATCAACACCAACTTTATAATCCAAACTACAAACAAAATAGTCAGGATTTCTTTTAATCATTTTATGGTAATGATCTTGGAATCTAGAATATAGATCACAAGTTTTTAGATAAGCTGATGAAATATAAATCATTTTTCCTTTTTCAGCTATTTTTCTTTCGGGATACTTACGTTTTAAGGCTATAAGATTTTGTCTATTGGTCTTTGTCATTGGCACAAGTACTTCTTCTATAGTATCTGAGCGAACTAGCCTTGCTTCATCAACAAGAATACCATTAAATCGCCATGATCTAGCAGAATCACCGCTTTGATTTTGCCCTAAAACTATGGCTCTAATTTCCGAACCACATTTAAAACTTATATAACATTCATCCATTGAAGTATGGATTGGATATAGTATCTCTCTTTTTATATTATCGTTATTTAATAATTCACCTTTAATCTTTTGTATAATGACGTTCCTAGCTTGTTGTCCTTTACCACTGGCAATTCCAAACTTATATCCAGGATAAAGTATACACATACAAACCATAAACACACCAGAAATCCAGCTTTTACCTATACCACGACTACAGATCAACATACTATTCTGATTTTGTGCTAAAGCTCTTAAAATTAATTTTTGGAATGGAAATAATTGAATGCCTAATATATCCTCTGCAAATTCGTCTAAATAGTACCGATAATAAGATATAAACTCAACCCATGGCTTAGTGTTAAGTTTTCCTTGTTTAGCAGGATGATAACTACCTGCTTGGCTTGGGTCATCAAAATAACCAGTTTTAATTTTTCTATCTTTTTGTGAAAAGTTATTTAAGCTCATTTATAAGCTTTTACTTATATTTGCGAATTGGTCTAACAATTTATCGTATAAATCTTTTTTGAGAGGTTTATGTTGTGGTATCCATTCGTTGTTTTCAATCATATTAAAGATAACTCCAAAACTTCCTAAACCAACGTCATTAGCTGATCTAGTAGATTCTGAAAATTGAGCCGACTTACAGAGATCATCGAATATCCCTTTTAGCTCTTTAAACTCTTTAGCTGCTTTTTCATCTCTATCATTCAACATTCTTTCATAAGCTTTATCCATTGCTAGAGATGCCTTAGCTATCTTCTTTGCATAGTCTTTGTGATTAGTAGTTGTAATTTTATAGTCTCTATGTAATTCTTCATAATATTGCTCTAAGTAATTTAAATCTGGAATAGTAAATGTACCTCGCCACATATCGTTGAAAATTGATTCTTCTAAAAGATCAGTTTCAGCGGAAACTTCTTCTAATATTGAATCTTCAAAACCAAGTTCATTATATTTTGGATTTCCAATTACTGTAGCTAGATAATGTCCAAAACAAGTGTCTCCATACTTGTAGTAAATCTTATTCCAAATAGACCTTAGCATTGGTCTATCCATTTGCTTTAAAACATCTAATACATATTCAAAATTATTATGTTTACTTCTCATTTGTAGACAATTTTTACACGCATGAAAAAATCCTGCCTTGAATCTTCCAGCCGAGTAAAACAACTTTTCAGATTTACGTTTTCCACATACTGAACATACAATGGTAGGATTCATTATTTTACGAGTTGCCATCTAGACCACTCCTATACTTCGATTGTATCTCTTGTTATTTCTTCAATCGTTATTTTTACTTCTTTATTTAAAAAATATTCTTTTATTAATTCAAAAGAGATAAGTTCATCACCTTCATCTTCTGCTCTAATAAAAAAACCTTTATCTGTTAACTGTACTAAAGTAGCAGGTTTATGAGTTAATTTAGTTCCTTTTGTAGTTGTAATTTTTAACATTTTATCACTCCGTTTCTATTTGATAAT